GTCGAGGACGATATCGCCACGCCAAAAGTCGAAGGCTGCTGAGACGAAACCTGACAGTGTCGGAGTGAAGGGGACTTCAGGGAAAGCACCAAGCACATGAGGTGCTATGGTCATTGGTATCCTGAAGACGAGGTCACCCGCCAGCTGTGTCGTCCCGACTGTGAAGGTGGCCAAGAAGCAAGGCCTGCCTTGGAGGTCGTCAATGTCCGTCTCAGAACTGACGACACCTGATGCTTCTTTGGACACGATAGCACCTGAATGCATGAAGGTGTCAAGCATCGTCCCACCATGCATGCCGTCAACATTCACGAAACGAGAGTACTGCTGTTGAACATTCTGAATCACCTCACTCGTCACTGTGGGGTGGTGAACTTCAGCCTCGATCAAACCACCAACCTTGATGACTTTATCGACACCGTAATTCATCATGTCTCGCGCATCAGAGGCGGCAGAGGTTATGGCTTTGACTTTCGAAACAGCAGCTCCCATCTCGGGGCGCATCTCGACCATTTTAAATTCCTCCCCTTGTTGAACCGATGGTGGCTCAGGATTGAGGACTTGAAATGACGCCTCTGGAAAGGAGACGAAAATTGAGACACGACAACTGTCGTCAGGTGGTAGTGCAGCTCCGACACGCAGTTCGTTGAACGGGGTGATCACGAGGCACCCGATCGATTCGTCTTCTGAGACTCGGATGTGATTCTTCGGATGGAGATATGGGACGAGCAGTGTCCCTTCGACAGTTCCACCAGCTTTGAGGTTGATGTGGTTGACTGTGGATAGCCGCTCACGTGACGATGCAAGAATTGCAGCCTCCGCCGGGGTGGCTAGAGGAAACCATGCGATCGTGAGTCTACCTTGCTGAAAGACGTTCGAGTTGATCTGGACTCGAATCTTGATCATACCACGCCAGTAGCGGAACGCATCAAAGACACGTTTGTTGCTAGAGCCATTGAGTACGTCACCAGGCATGTTGAAAATGCTCAATGGGACCATACCCACATCTGATATGCTCCAGTTCAACACTCGTGTGAGCTGCTCGCGAGATGCGAGCTCCTCGAACGTGATACCACGCTCAGACATGTTTGGAGCATTGTAGCGAGTGGGCGTGGCGACACCACCGGTAGGTGCTGCTACCGCAGTGCCTTTGAAAGCAATACCAATATTGCCTTCTGCACTCTCGAGTTTCGGTCTGAACATTTCTGGACGAACAATAGCCTTCTTGAAAACAGATGGGCGCTGTTTGTAGGAGCCAGCGTTCCACACCAGATCTGGGGGGCCCAGGAAACCGTGAAAAGTTGTGTCATCACCCGCGGCACTCAAAAGAGTCCAGCGTTTAGGTATAGCTGGAAGTGGCCCATTGCTATTGTCGATGTTGAAGACTAGACAACCTGTGGTGTGCTCTATGTCATGATCCGCGGCCGAGCGTGGGATCCGGCAAACAGGGTAGATCGACTTGTAAGGCACAACCAGTTCAAGGTAGCCGACTCGATCACCAGTGAGTGTGAGTGGTCCTGTGAAACCAAAGCTCCCACCGGCTGGCACATCAGATTGCAGGAATGCTTGCTCAGCTGTATTCACATTGTACCGCGTCGGGTAGTACGTTGCACGTGTGTACATCTCACCGATGGATTTGACTTCCCACTGCCCATGCCATGCAGCATAGGCTCGTGCGAAGAAGCTGGGTAAGCTACCACCTGAGAACCCAGGGTCTGTGCCTCCGTGCAAGAAGCCAGAAGGGTTAACCCCGACGACATAATTGCCCTAGGGAGGAACAACTCTAGAACTGGAACTGTCCTCTTCATGATCTGGTTGATGCAGGTGACACGCATGTAGTCCTCTTCAACAGGTGCTGGTACAACCAGATCTGGAGCTATAATCACGGCTTCCTCTTTCACATCAGCATCATCGACAACATCCTGAGTCTGCATCATCTGTGGCTGGATGTGGACTTTCGTTAACATCGATGCTAACTTGTGTGAATGGTCCAGAGTCTTGGGAGTGAACTTAGGCATCGCTCTCGCTTCTCTGACGAGTAGTGGTCGATTGCGGCGTGCAATCTCAGAAGCACTTTCGTCGAGAGTTGCAGCATTCAGTTGTCGGAGTTTGTACATAGTGATGCACCTATCATGGGTGACAGGTATGAACGATATCCCAACATCTTCGAGTGCTGAAATGAAGGATTCGCGTATCTCTTCAAACTCAGGTCTCACTAAGCCTGAAAGGCGCATGAGCAAGCAGTCAACATTGGTGACGAGAGCATCAACTGGGTCGAGTGTCTTGGCGACATAAGCGACCGAAGCATAGTCATAATCATGAGGCACTGAGACATAGCGCGTCATGTGTGGGTACGGTTCACCTGGCTGAACCTCACGGGTGATGACACCTATGAAGGGTGATGAAGCTTCCATCTCGTGGTGGTCTTCGAGACTCGATTCTTTGTCAACAGCAG